GTAGGAAACACATCACTTAACATAAAAGGCAAACCAATTGTTGCTACAATAGAAGACGCTAAAAAAATAAAACTAGATGCTATCTGCATCGGAAACGAGTTATATGAAAATTTGCATAGTTAATCCAGGCAGGTGCGGCGGCACATGGATGTTGTGTTATCTACATCAATTGTTACCAGACTACGACATGGAGTATGAAGTTATTACTCCTGTATTACCACAACAAGACAATATCATTTTTAAATATCAATACCTGTATACTTACCAGCGTTTAGAAGGCGCTGATAAATATATTGTGTTAGACCGCAAAGACAAAGACGCCTGGTTATACAGCACATACATGTCAGCAGTAAACAAACACCATCACGGCAAACTACCAGACATAGATTTTAAGTTTGATCCCGTAGATTATAATCATTCTAAACTAGGAATGACTAAAGTGTATAATGAGATATGGGTGCCAGAAAGAGAACGTCTTGTAGCAGCTGGTGCAGACATGGTTTGGTACGAAGACATAGACTTCAATGTGTCCGATGTATTTTTTAAAGGACAAAAACTACAAAAAGTTTGGTCTTGATAACTTAAGATAATTATATTATAAGTTATTGCAAATGGGTGTACCTAAAAAACTAACAGAAAAACAAATTAAGTTTGCACAGCTATTGGTAAGCAACGAAGGTCGAATGACACAAACCGAATGTGCGAGAGAAGCAGGTTATGCTGACGGTACGGAACGTGTTAAAGGTTCTGAGCTTATGAACCCTAACAAGTATCCTTTAGTTGCTAAATATATTGGTGAGCTACGAGAAGAGAACCAAAAGAAATATTCAGTTACATTTGAGAAACACATAACAGAGCTAGCTAAGATTAGGGAAGCTGCTTTGTCCAAAGGTGCGTTTAGTGCGGCAGCAAATGCTGAAGTTGCTAGAGGTAAAGCTGCAGGTCTTTACATAGAACAAAAAATTATTCGTACAGGTAAACTAGAAGATATGTCTATTGAAGAACTAGAAAGTAAAATGAAAAAAATTTATGAAGAGAATAAAGTTTTAGTTGAAGGGGACTATCAAGTTTTAGATGGCGAAGAAAAGTAAACTATATTCTGAACATGTTGCAGGCCCAAAGAAAAGAACTTCTATTGGTCAGTCTGTTCGGTCTAGACCAAAAAACAAACACAAACGTAGAAATTTTAAAAAATATAGAGGACAAGGAAAGAGAAGATAATGCATACTACTTATAGAAACTTTGAGTTTAATGACTCTCCTGCTTTTGTTATTCACAATGCGTTTGTAAAAGAACATTGTGAAAAATTAATAGAGCTTTACAAAGACAAGACACAAACAGCTGAACATATACACAAAGACCAAACAGTTTCTTCTGATTATGAAGACTCACCTAGAAAATCTGAGGTTTGTTGGGTAGATGATGAGGCAACTTATAAAAGATGTTGGGATATGATGTTAGCAGCTAATAGCGTGGCCGGTTGGAATTTTAATATTACTAGTCAAGAGCAGTTACAGTTTACTAAGTATAAAGGTGAAGGTAAATATGACTGGCATACTGATGGTTTCTGTGATGCTCATGCAAAAAGATATTTTAGTTTTGATATACCTTCTAATCTTAGTGCTACAAACTATCCTAATCTTATAGATACTACACGTAAGTTATCTTGTTCTGTTCTATTAAATGATGACTTTTCAGGTGGAGAGTTTGATACAGCTTTTGTAGATACAGGTCCTTTAGAACTTAGAAAACAAGAAATTAAACTAAAGCAAGGAGATATGATTTTGTTTCCAAGCTACCTACCACATAGAGTACGTCCGGTAAGAGTAGGCACAAGATATAGTTTAGTATTATGGTTTGCGGGGCCACCTTTAGTATGAGTAGTCCCCACTGGTACAATACAAAGAAGCTAATACAAATCTTAACTAGGTTTACTGAGTCTTTTGAAGGTGGTGATGCTAGAGTTCAAATGGTGTTACCAGATGGTAGAAACCCTTTGCAAAAAGAATTTAACATTAAAGAAATCAAGTTAGTTGAGAACAAAATCATAGGTTCAAAAGAGAAATATCGCCTAATGATACTGGTTGAATAGTTATTGTGAAAAGTGAGTCAAAACTCTGGCAAAAATTAAAAAAATCTACACCCAATATTACATGGACACGCGTTGAATCTTGGGCATCTTTTGGCTTTCCTGACCTAGTAGGATACACGGAAAATACTGGCTTTTTTACTGTTGAGCTTAAAGTAACAAAAACTAACAAGATCACCTTCTCACCACACCAAATCGCGTTCCACGTTACGCACCCCACGAACACCTGGATCTTAGCAGCGACGCTCGATCCTCGCACCAATAAACTTTATGAATACTTTCTCGAGCCGGGGTCCAAGGTCCGCGAGCTTGCGACCGATGGCTTGCGTGCTTGCGGGCCAACCCGCCCCGCCTGTGAGCTTGAGCGCTTGTTGCTTGAGGCTTGTGCCTGAGCCCTTGAGCGCTTGCGCTTGTAGTTCTCACGCATCTGCTTGCGCCTCAGGTCTGCTTGTATCCTGTTCTTAACTGGGAACGCCAGTGGCGTCCCCAGGGGGAAGGTCCGGCCGCGCATTAGCAGCTGGACCCATCCAGGCTAAAGGATAAGAAAAGCCTGAATATCATGTGTTGATTACGAAGCCGGTTTCATCCTTCTTGCCGCGGCCCTTAGCCAGCAGCCCAATAATGGTCCCCGGGCCGGCGTCCGTAAAGCGCGCGTCGTGCTCGTCGCCATCAATAACAGGATAGCCGCGCCACGTCTCAGGCAGCGCATCACCTGCAAATACAACGGCCGCGCTGGTGTGCTCCAGTACCTGGTCCACTTTGTGATCGTTATCCTCAGCACGTGAGAAAGTTAAATGATAGTTCGCCGGCAGCTGGCCCTTAGTTATCCGCGTTTCTAATTTTGTATAGTCATAGAATTGTATATCAGGGAATAGCTCCATTATGTTCTTGCCAGTGTCGCGGACCTTATACTTTTCATATGGCAGGTCGCTGGTTCCGTTAAGCCTGACGGCTGCCTTCATGCCGCGGGCCTGTGCCTTACGGCGCAGTGCGCCTATCTCTATCACCAGGTCCCAAAGAAACTGTTGCCTGTCTTCAAAGAACCTGTTTGTTTTCTTGAGTCTGGCAGCCTGAACCACGTTCATGGCGCCCCGGCCCGCAGTGTTAAGACATGCTGCCGCGCAGCCCTTGCTGGCGTTAGGACATACGTTCTTGCCGCTCAGGTTATACGGGGCCATGTAAAGAATGCCAGTGAGGACGCCCACCTTCTCCGATTTAATTGTCTTATAACTGGTCCCTACGCCCAGCAGTTTTTGCTTTTTCATAAATTATCCTTTCTATTATTTATATCTTATTATCATATATTTAATTATTGTCAAGAAGCTTGTGAGCTTGCGGGCCCACCCTCCCGCGCTTGCGGGCTTGTGCTTCTCGCTGCTTGCGCCTTTGAACCCAGTACGGATGTACTACACCTATAACCCCGGTCCGGGCAGCAGGTGCCCCGGGGTTCTCGCCCCGGAGCATCTTGCTATTATATGTAGATCTATTCGACATGCTGCACCAATGGTTGTCCCTGGAAGTCAGGGACCCACTGAGTATCCAGCTGTATGCGCGGCGGGAAGACAACGGCCACGTCACCAACTACTCGAGGATCTGGCATCTGAGCGCCATATTCTTTTTTGAACAGGTGCCAGCGCAGGTGGCTGGCGCGGTGATTAATTTTGGGATTTGCTTTCATTAATCCCTCTTCGTCGCAATACAATTGCACGTTCACACCTTTGCCGTCCGTCTGAACCCAGCGAGCGTTCACAATCTGAATTATATCTGTATTGATTAGCGGATATATTTCTTTGAACTCGGGGCCACCTGTACCATCGATATGATGGATCTCAGCTGGTGAGTCATCCGCTTTTAGTATCATTACGCTATAAGTTTTCATATTTAATCCTTTGGTTTAATTATTAATTATCATAATGTCCCATATTCATGACACACTGTCAACAAATCTTTTCTGTGGATAAGTCAAAATAAAAC